GCGTTATGTCCTTAACATCCTTTCCGCTACCAGTAGCCTGAAAAGCAGACGGCAACTGCCTGATTAAGTCGTGGTCGTACCCGTCTATGTCGAGCAATGACTGTCTCGGTACAAGTATCCTATCACCGAGAAAACCAGATTTTTCTTTTGCCGTACATGACGGGTCCATAACAAAATTATCGAGGTCTACTATGTCGGCGTACAACTGTCCTGGGTCTATGCTATCTTCCCCAAAGTTTATGAACTGTCCAGAAGAACTAAGACCAGTTTTCATCACGCCCATAGAAAATAACGCGGATACAACCCACGCTCTGAGTTTGGCCTTTAAGTTAATCTTTTCTTCTATGGAATTAAGCCCAAGACTTAACAGTTCTGCATATTCTTTATTAGCAACATACTGTGTAGTTACAGCGTTTGTCGGAGTTCTCATAACTATAGATGGAACTATAGCCCGTACAGCGTTGAACATCAAATTTATGGGTTCATCGCCAGTCTTACCTTTTTCGGAACAATAATACTGTCCAACATACTGTTTTATGAACATCGCTCTTGCGGCTCTATATCGTTTGAGTCTTTCAAAGCCTTCAAGAACTACCTGTTGTACTTTTAGTGGACTAACTTCTTCCATTTTATGACCTCAAGAAATCAAATGTGTGCCTATAACTATCTTTTTCCTTTGCGTTTCTGGCCTTCTTAAATGCCCTATATCTTCCTTCAAAGCAGAAATTCTTGTTTGCTATGTTGTTAAAAGCGTCGCTTGCTTTATTCTTAGGTATTTCTGTATCGTCAAGCGTAAGTGCGTCAGCTATTACACAATCACCGTGTGTCTTTTTCGCGGAAGCATTTTCCTCGACAAGTGCAGCGGGTCCGATACTACCATCCGGGTAACATATATATGATAACGCTTCGTCAAGGGCAAACTCGCAATGGTTTATGTAACCACCCTGTGCAAGAACCCTATCATATTCTCTAAGCAAGAGTTCTTTTGAGTTTGAGTTTGCACTTCTATTAGAATGCCAGCCGTACTTATCAGTAGTCTTCTCGGATATTCCTCCAGCGGTTTTCATTCTATAGAAATACGGATACCCGAATATCTTAACAATCATCCGGCCAAAGTCCCAACCCGGCCCATTCATTTCCCATTTCATAAATGGCAACCTTCGTGGTGCTTTCCCCCCAAACCACAAAGCCAATGCAACAGCAACCCTCGCCATTTCATATGGGGGGGTCTCTGCATTACGCCACTCTGCAACTTTCTCACCAGTCTGTTTACACTTTATAGATATTACAGAATTAGAAGCACTCTGGCCTTTGCCTATATCTATTCCAAAGATATAATCGACTGACTGGTCGGGCCTACCTTCTATTAGATTAACCCATAATCTTAGTGAGCCTTTAATACTTCTTTTAACTACGGCCTTTGAAAAGTCCCTCTTACGAATTATGCTGGCTATCGAGTCATTCGACACCAATTTGTTCATTTTAACTGACCACCTTGATTTTGGTGGTCTTGCAAACAATGCCTTGTGTTTATGTATGTTGGTCGGCTCAAAGAACAAATCGCCAGATTCAAGGTCTTGTCTAAGAACTTCCCGTGCTAAATGCATCCTATCTCTGACCTTTTCTTCTATGTCAAACCACGGTGAACGTATGTCCCACCCACCATTTACTTTTTCTTTAACGTATCTGCCATTACCTTTTTGTGGGTGGTCCCAATACGGCAGAATAAACACTTTTATCTGACCAGATTTCTTCCACTTTGCATACTCAGTTCCGGGGCCAGCTGGTGTAGAGTTCACAATACGCACTAAAGCTGCATCACGGGTAGCACTTCTCATGGACCCACCATCTTTTACTTTTGCAAATTCATCAAGAAGTAGAACTGCACGCCTGTCACCAGATGCCGCGTTGATGGTCGTAGATTCACCATCTATACAACTACCGTTATCTTCATTGAACAAATGCAATTTTGTTCTGTTCTTCTTCCCAGGCAAACAACTCGGTGGCAACATCCATTCTGGCAACCACTGATTTATGTGGTCGTGTTTCTGAAACAACGCTTTCATATTACCAGGTTGGTCTACATAATTTTCTACCCTGGACATTTCAAGCAATTGTATATCTTTTTTGAACAACCACAACCAATGTAAGAAACACACACATATCCAACTTGCACCCATGTCCCGTGCTTTGTCAATGAGTATGTCTTTACCGTTAGCGAGGCACCACTCTAATTCATCGAACAGGTCATCTTGTACTTGCCACGATATAAACGGTACGTGAGCATTGTCGGACCACAATCTTTGTCCACCGCTATCAACATCAAACTGGTGGAAGGTCCACACAAAAGTATTTACCCAAAACTTCAACGACGACTTGGAAGCGGCCAACAAATCCTCTTGCAAAATTATATCCTTTTCAGCATTAGCAAGAAGGTTGGTCCGATAATCTATATTTTTGTTTTCATATTTAGGTACATACAGACCAGTAATGGGGTCTTTCCAAAAGTCTGGTATATTTGGAAAAGGCTCTCTTAATTCTGGTTTTGCAATTTCTACTACGCTTATCATTTCTTAGATGGTTTTCCAGCCTGTTCTATCCTCTTTACACCCTCATTGCTAACCTTATCAGCAATCGACGATTTATGCTTACTTGCATCCTCTGCTGGTACTGCCTTACCTTCGAGGCGGTCGTACACAAGTGCAATCATTTGTTTGTCGGGTTTGTGTATGACTTCAATATCTATTACGCCTGTTTTCTTGCCTTCCTCCACAATATCCTGTTCAACAGTTTCTTTATACCCAAGTGCCATCTTAAACATCAAGCGTGCCATAGCCTCACATTTGGAGGCCATCCTCGCACCAGAATCGGGGTCTTCAACCAATTCGGTTTCTTCCCTTGACACGCTGTCGAGGAATCTCGTAAGTAACCTATTCGCTGTTTCTTTTGTTTTTCTTTTAGCCATGTACTACAATCCCTGGATTACTTATGTCATTTTTTTATTGTGGCTATAACGTCTTCCTCTTTGACTATGCAGTATTGTATGCCATCTAACTCTATTTTATCACCAGCATATCCAGAAGTTACAACCTCATCCCCTATCTCAATCTCCTCAACCTGCCCACCCACAGCGTATACGACCCCAACCTTAGATTCTTCCACCGCAGAACCAGTGAGTATAATGCCGCCATCTGTAACTTCTTTTGCTACTGGGTAAACTATTGCAACCCTTTTTCCTAATGGGCTTAAATTCATACTATCTTCCTCTCGATATTGGTTATTAAATTTCACAACTCTGCATCCAGTCTGATACAGCGTCAACTACAACTTCAAGTGCACCACCCCAAAATACATCAATCCTCGTACAGAATGACATGTCATCATTACCACCACCCATTCCACCAACCAATATGGCAACGAGTTCACCCTTGATGTTGAACACTGGGCCACCACTATTGCCAGGCCATGAAGCGGCGTCAACCTGTATCATCGGGGCGTTTCCAAAAAATTCAAGATTCCTATTTGTGTGTGACACTATGCCTTTTGTGACAGTGTTCATCTGGTCGTGACCAAACGGACACCCTATAATGAAAACATCGTCACCCACTATTAGCGTTTCTGCACTTTCCATATCTACGTAGGGTAGCGGCTCATTCGGGTCTATCTTAATAAACCCACCATCGTTACCCGGTAATCTCGAAAACCCTGTGGCTTCAAAGATTCTGCCATCATTAAGTTCCACGGTTATGCACATGGCATCTTCCACCACGTGTCCCGCTGTAAGTATCGCACCCTCTGGTGAGATTATTACTCCCGACCCTGACCATGAATACCCATATTCACTGTCAACATGTATGAACACACATGCTGGCAAAACATTCTGTATGGTTTCCTGGAATGTAATAACAGTCGGTACTTCAGGAACATTCTTATCTGTAAGACCAAGACCATAGCCTATAGAACAGAATATAACAATCGCCACTATTAGGTAATTAACTACCGTTTTCTTAAAGCCAGTCATCGTTCTACCCCACAAAGTTTATAAAACTATTCTTGCCACCTCTACCTTCAACTGGGTAGAACCCAGTGTGGTCGCTATAACCAACAAATTTGAAACTCCGTGTGTCTTTAACGCAAGCGTGGCTATACTGTCATTAGCATCGCTCGACTCAACAATGATACTCGGCCAAACTTCCGTGGTTCCTGATACTGCCACGGTATCGACGAATACACCGATTGTACCGTCAACCTGTTTACCACCAGTTAATGACCATGTTCCGGCGAGGTGGTAGTGGTCATTGTCACCATACATAGCATACACGTTTATCACCTGTGCTTCACCATCTGCTGTGCACAAGAATCTTAAAATTGCGGCCTGTGTTCCAGCAGGTAACTTCTTTCTTGCCAGGCCAGCAGCCGCCAGTGCGTGGGTAGTAGCAGCACTCTTATCTGTGCCAAGAGCAGCTTGAGCGGCTGTGATGATACCCATGCTTTCAAAACCATATTGCGATACAAATTCTTCGCCCATAATAATATCCTCTATGTCTTAATGTAGTATCAGTCTTCTTCCAGTTCTGGTTCAGGCGGTGCGTTGTAATCATTTATGGCATCTACCACGCCATCTATACTTACCTCCGCTTTAGCCATCGCAACCACTATGTCTTCCTGCCCGGCTACAAGTGCACTTAATTTGCTTCTCTCCGCAGCACTAAGGCCAAACACCTTTGAAATCACCACAACAGTGCCTTCTTTGTCCTGTCTGAGTTCCTCTAATCTTGTTACAAATGTCACTATCATTCTATAACCCCTTCAATCATCTGTTTATTATATGCAAAAGTAGCCTTGTCCTTGAGTATTCCTTCAAGGTCGGCGTCAAATTTCTTCTGGTCAGTTAGATTAAGAATTGCACACACGAAGTCGGCAAATGGCATATCCTTCTTCTCGAACCCATCGTAGGTTTTTCTAAGCCG